CGAGCGTGTAGTCAGTTGCGAGAACGATGCCTCGAATCGCTTCCCAAGTCGAATTATCGTCGGACTGCTCAAGTTTGCAGTTCGTCGTCGGTGCGCCAGTCGATGAGGATGAAAAGGCGATACGCGCGAAGCGGAAGCCTTGCGTGTCGACCGATGCCGTCAGCGTCGATGCGCTCGCCTCGGAGAGAACAACCGACTTCATGTTTTGAGAGTTTCTCATCTGTGCTCCAAAGAGAGAGGGGAGGTTTCCCTCCCCTCTCATAGATCATGCATTCACCGATCAGCCGTTGACGACTGCGCCTGCGCCGATTTCTGCGGCAGTCGTGCGACCATCTGCAGGATTCGTGAGAGTGCAAACGAGTGCGCCCGTCGTCATCGCGCCGCCTGCCGATGCCTGAACCTTCAGGTATCGCTTGCGGCCTCGGAGGTCGACGTTGTAGACGACCTTCGCGACGTTGGTCGCAACTGCCGCGCTCGATGGAGTCCAGTCCGTTCCAGGAACGAAGCCAGAAATCGCAGCGTGGCCGGAGCCTGCCGTGTCGCTGTGTTGAATGTACTGATTCGTGAGAACGGTCGAAAGGCCGTGAGTAGTCGGAGAGGTTCCGTCGACGAAGGCAATCGATGCGTATGAGAATCCGAGCGTGTCGAATTCTGCGGTCAAGAGGCCTGCGGCAGTCGCCGCGCCTGCGACGGTAATGATCTTGTAATTCGCTTTCATGTGTGCTTTCTCCTATGGATCAGAAGGTGAACTTGATGATGCCACCAGTTGCGGACGACGATCCGACGTTCGCGCACACGATGTCGACGCGCTCGGTTCCACGAACGACGCGCTCGTCCTGCTCGAAGGCGTTGAGAGCCGAATCGCTGAACGCGATCGAGGTCGCGCGGCGATCGCCGAGATAGCAGGCTTGCGAGAGGTCGCCGATGTAGGCAACGACCGAATCGCCAGTCGTTGGCGTGTACGGAATGACTTGGGTGAATTCGACTGGAGTTCCGAAGAACTTTGGAGTCGCGATGCCATTCACGATTTCGCTTGCGGTCGCGCCACCTGCGGCAAACGCGAGACGCTCGAAGACCGCGTGATAGGTCGACTTATTGCAGAAGATCTTCACGTTGTTTCGTTGGAACGCCCAAGCAGGAAGCAATGCAAACGCCGTCGAAACTTGAGCCGACGTGATGTTTGAATAGTTCGTCGCCGCGCCGGAGTCGCTGACTTGATAGGTCGCGTTCGAGAGCGCAGTTGCGAGGCCGACTACGCCGCCGTACGTCGACGTGCCGTCGCCGTTGAAGCCTGCGTCGTCTTCCTTGAACGCGAACTGGTACGCGATTTCGTTCGCGACATCGCTCGCAAGGTCGATGATCGAGTCTTCGAGGAGTTCATTCGAGACGGTCGTCAGCGCAGTCAACTTCTTCGCGACGAGTTGCACGTTGTCGAAGCCCATCGTCGACTCGGTCGCGGCCATTGCTTCGCCGACCCAGTACGCCGTGAGGCCCGTATTCTTGCGAGGAATGCGGAGCGTGTCCGAGGTCATGCGATAGATCTTCGCATTGCGACGGAACACGCCGTACTGTTCGCGAAGCGTGACGAGTTCAGCGGCCATCTCGTCAGGGACGAGGAAGCCACCTTGCGAGTTCACGCCTTCGGTATGAGCCTTGATCGCGATACCGAAGTTCTTGCAATTCTCGACCGACTTCTTGTGGCCGAGAGTTGCGAGACACCACGTGCCGAACTTCCAAGCCATCTCCTTCGAGGAGAACGCCTTGCGGCCTGCGCTGTACACGCGAGCCCGTTCCCAAGGCTTGTCGTCGATGTTTGCGACAGCCGAGAGGCCGCGCGGCATCGCGTCGAGACGCGAAGCGACTTCGCGACGGATCGACTTCGAGATCTGCTCCTTGTCCTCTTCGCTCATCATGTCGGTCGATGGAGCAGCGGCAGCGATCGTCACGTCGAGCGTGTCTGGATCGACGGCCATGCCTTCGGCATCCGTGACCATGTAGCCTTCGAGGATGAGTTTCTTCTGAATTGCCACGCCGTCAGCACCCTTGATGCGAGCGGCCTTCTCAAGCGCGTTCTTGAACTGATCGAGATTCATCGTCTTCATGTCTGTACCTTTCGAATTCAAAGAGACAACTCTTCTCTTCCGAGCGAGGCCGCGTTTCAAGCGAAGTGCCGTGAGCGTTGCCGAACGTCAGAGCCAGAGTCGACCGCGAGCGCGAGCAATTTCGCGCTCTACGGTTTCAGAGAGCATGATCGACCGCGCCGCCTTTGTAGATGAGTGCGCGGGAATCGAAATAGAAACGACCGTCCGCTTCGGAGGCTCAATGCCAAACCATTTACGCGCGGAAGCAGGCGAGCAGATTCCCTTCTTGACTGCCGTGATGAGTGCTTCTGGATTCGCTTGCAATGGCGCGAGCGAGACTTCGAGCAACTTCCACCGCGAGTAGATCGTCTTCACGTCCTCGCCGTACTTCTTCTTATCGATGTCGGTCGCGCGGCGCACTCCTCCGGCCTCCGGAACGTATCCGACCGAGACTGCGCGAACGATGCCTTGGCCGACGAGAGCAGCGGCGACCTCGGGGAAGAAGTCGCCGGAGTATCCGTCAGGACGCTTCGCGAAGACGAAGTCGCCGACGATGTCTCGCTCTCGACGCTTGAGGCCGACCGTCGTTCCGACTGGCTCCGCGTAGTCGTGATTCCAGAAGAGAGTCGGATTCTGCTCGAACTCCTTTGAGTTCATTCCGGCAGGGATCAAGACTTCGCCATCGCGATCGAGCGTCTCTGCCGTGATGATCGCGGTGAATCCCTTCGCCGTCGAAGTAAGTTCCGCGCCAAGTGCCTTCCGCTTGAGATCGTTCATCGCATGATCCTTTCGACTTGCGCGTCAATCGCTGCAATTTCTTCTGCATTCTCCGCGATGATCTGGCGGAGATTCTCGGCTTCTGCTTCGGCGAGTTCGCGCTCTGCTTGTTGCATTTCTGCTTCGAACTCGTCATCGAGCCGAGGCTGAAGAGCGCAGCGGCAGTTCGGATGCAAAGGAGGCCCGTCAATCGCTTCGTAATCCGCGACCATGATTCCTCCGTCCTTGCCGATGATCTCCGAGCCTTCACCGTAGAAAGAGTCTTCGAGGCCGACTGCATTCTTTGAGAACGCATCGCTCGCGGCCTCGCAGAATTCACAAGGATCAGGCGCGAGGAGCCACGTCTTCCCGCTCACGACACCAGAGGCTTTCCACGCTTCGACTTCGGCACGTCGGCTCGCGCGTTGCGCTTCCGTTCGAGCGATCGTCAAAGCGCGTCGAGTCGTCGCGCGTTCCGCGTCTCCGTCCTTCACGGCCCACGTCTTCACGCGCTCCGCGATCTCTGGAATCGTCTCGCCGTTCGCGACTCCGTCTCCGATGACCTTCGAGAACTTGACTGCCGTCCAACGATTCGTCGAGTCTGCCGCGCGATTCGCGAGACGGATCGATTCGCTTCGAGCGTACGCCTTCAGATCCTCGCCATGCTTGTCGAAGTTCACCGGCAAGGCTTTCATCTTCTCAAGCGTCGTCTTCCCGAGGATGATGCCTGCCGCGAGCGAGTCTTCGAGATACGGTCGAAGCGCGTCGACGATGTCCTTGCGCCACTTCTTCGATTCAAGAAGAGACTGAACTTCTGCGGCGAGTTCTTGAGTCGGAGCGTCCTGCTTCGCAATGCGTTCGAGAACGGCCTTGACCTGTCGATCGAAGATGCGACCGACGCTCTTCCCGAGTTCATCCTCGCGCTTCGTGATCTTGTCGAACTCCTTGAGCGCGTCCTTGCCGAGATCCTTCGTGATAACGTGCGGAGGTTCGATCTCGTCGGCCTCGATCGCCTTCGTCCAGAGATCAGAGAGAGACTTCTTCGCATCGCACGATCCGCAACCGCAAGCACACTTCTTCTTGCGCTCCGAGTTGCGCTCGCGCTCGCGATCGAACTCCTCGATCTTGCGCTTGGCCCAAGCGAAGCCGTCGTCGCCGCCCCATCCGTACCATGCTTGCCATCCGCGCCCCTGCTCATCCCAAGTGGAGCCTTGCTTGTCGACTTCGTGACGCTCGAAGTACGCGGCCATGCGGCGGATCGTGTCTTCAGAAAGTCGCACTCGATTCATCAAGTCGCGAGCGCGAGCGATACCGACTGCGGTCATTCCGCGCTCGCTCTCTGGCTTGCGAGCGCGAACTTCGAGAGCGCGGCGAGCATTGTCGGCAACCGACTGCGGAGGACGCGTGTCGATGTCGCCGATCGCCTTCGTCTCGATCTCGCCGAGCGTCTTTCCTTCGGCGCACATCGAGTACGCGATCGCGACTGCCTGATCCTGCGGATATCCCTCCGCGATCAACGTCGGAATCTTCTCCGAGACACAATCAGACAAAGCGTCTTTCTGCTCTGGCTGTGTCGGAAGCATCGGAGGCTCCTCGATCTCGTTTGAGGCATCCAGAGGCCCCGTAAGGCCGTCCGGCGCACTAGAAGCCATACCGAGAGGCGCGACAGGCGCAGGGCCGCCGAGAGGCTGTCCGTTGACGAGAAGCGCATCGGCCATCGGGTCTTCGACTGGCTCAAGGCCTTCGCGCATTCGCGCCTCGTTCGCGGTCATGATTCCGCCTGCGACCATCGAGCGAAGTTTCTCGAAGGCGAATCGCTCATCCTCGGAAACCGGATTGTCATAGGCGAGGAAGGCATCCTCTTCGATATTGAAGAGCGGAAGAAGATTCTGATTCAGCGTCTCTTCATCCATGCGGAGAAGAGGAAGGATCGTCGTTTGCTTCCATGATGCGAAGCCTACGGTCGCGCTCGCGAGATTCGGATCGTTCGCCTTGAGCATCGAGACGGGAACGCCAAATACTGCGGCGATCTCTTCGACGATCTGCTCGCGGCCTGCGAGATCCTTCGGAGGGAAAGAGAGAGGTTTGAGGTCGATGTCTGCCGTCGTCGTGAGGAAGCGTCCAGTCCGCTTCGATCCGCGCAACTTCTCGTCGATCGAGACTTCGAGCCGTTCGAGTTCGTCGTCGTGTGCAGGCGACTTGACGACGAGGAGATAGTCAGGCCGCGCCTTGTTCGCGAAGAATGCGACATCCATCTCATGGATAGCCTCGTTCGCCATAATCGCGCCCCAAGCGGCCTCGACCTTGCCGATCCCGTAGTACATATCCGCCGGATTCGGTCGCTTGAAATGGATCACTTCATCCGGCGCATATGTGTTCTCGCGCTTCTGCTCTTCGGTCGCGCCGTAGCGATAGCCCTTGACGAAGTCTTCGCCTTGCTGTCCTGCGATGATCTCGACGAATTGCGAAGGCATCGTCCAGAGTTGCACCGGAACGCCGAGACGTTGGTCGATGACTGGATGGATATAGGCATTCCCCGTCAACTCGCCGTAAAGAACGCGAAGGACGGTCGCATCGAATCCGTTCTGGTAGGGGTTGACCTTCGAGAGCAACTGAAGGATCGGATGCGCGTCGTCGACGACCTCGAAGTCGTCGCCGTACTCTGCGGCCTTCGTGAGCGCGTATCGACTCGGTCGCTGTTCGAGATCTCCGAAGAGATATGCCTTCGTGCGGCGCGAAGCCTTGCGAGTGTTCCAGAGTTTCGTCGACTGGCTCTTATTCCGAACGTACAAGCGAAGAGGCTGACTCGCGACAGCGACGGCGTTCAGATTTGCCGCTGCGTAGATCCATGATCGGTACGCATTCACGGCAGAGCGATAGTCAAACGGCGAACGCTTCGCAGGCTCGCCGCGAAGGATCGTCATCGAGGAGTTGAAGAACTTCTCCGGAGTGAATGCCGCTTTGATTCGTGCGAGTAGATTCATCAGATGACTTTCACCATGAGAGGCCTTCGCGCTCGACGCGCGAGGACTGCGAGCGCGAGAGCGCAAACGCCGTCGTCGTGTCCGACTGTCGCCTCATAGGAGACGTTCCTTCCCGAGTATCGGAAGCCAAACGATTCGAGTTCACTCCGTAGCCAACCATCGGGAAAGCGGATATCCGCAGTCGAGATCGCGATCTGTAAGCCTTCCATGAGTTGCTGCTTGCTCTGGCTTGTGAATTTGAAGCCTTCGGTTCTGCGGCAAACTTTGCGAAGATCTTCGACGATCGGATCTCCGACACCAGTCGAGTCGATCTGCGCCGGAGCGTTCCCGATCATCTTTGCGAGTCTCTCGCGCGTGACGTTCCAAGGAGCCTGCCATCGTTCGAGCCGACAGACGCGGCCCTCGGCATCGAGGCCGACTGCGACCGTCCAGTCCTGCGACTTCGCGAGGTCGACTCCCCAAGCCTCTGGAGTTGCCGTCGACATCGACGCGATGCAAGCGCGGATCGCATCGAGGCCGAACGGATTGCCTCCGTCCTCTGCGGGAATGCCTTCGAGTTCCTGATCGGCGATCGCCTTCGGCAGACTCGCTCGCATCGCTTCGACTTCCGCAGGATCGAGAAACGGATTCGACATCGAGCCGATTCGGAACGCGGCCCAAGTTCCAGTCGTGTCGCCTTCCGCTTCAAGGAAGAGACGATGGAAGTCTCCAGTTCCTTTCGGAGTTCCCGCGAAGATCGCGCTTCCCTTGCGATCGGCGAGAGTCGGTCGAATCGCTGCTCGCCAGATGTCGAGAAGGCCGACGACAAATCCGGCCTCATCGATCGCCACTCGATCGTAGAAACGTCCTCGGCCTGCGTCCGCGTCTTCAAGCGTCCAGAAGTCGATCGATCCGCCGGTCGAGAGTTCGATTCGCTTCTCTACTCGATCATGCTTCGAGATGAGCGGAAGGAGAGCGCGTTCAAGATCGCGAACTGGCTCGGCGAGGTACTTGTATGAAGGCGCGAACCACGCCGTCCGCCTGCCTCGAATCGCGTCGTTGAGAATGACAAACTCTTCGAACTTTGTCTTTCCCCAACGGCGACCGATTTCAAGCACGTTGAATCGTCGCAGTCGACGGAAGACATCGAGTTGCGATGGATGCAGAACTGATTGAGGAGTTGGTACGCGAATCTTCACGCGCTATCCGCGAGCCGAGGCTTCGGAGCCTCGAACGGCTCGATCGTGACGACTTCTTCGCGCCTCGTCTCGTCGATCTTCTCGCGCTGTCCGAGATGCTGCTTCCCGAGCCAGATCAGCATCGCGACGTTGCCTTCCTTCGCCTTCTCATACTGCCAACGACGGAGGCTCATCCGCATCTCGTCATACCCTGCGTTGATTTCCTTGCGGCATCGGCGACGAATCGTCGGCTCTGCAACTCCGCAGATCGTCGCGATCTCGGCATGAGTGCATCCGATTCGCGCGAGCGATTGCACGAGACGCAAATCGATTTCGGCGCGAGGTCTACCGAGTGGCAAGGACGGCCTTCCTTCCGGTTAGTTTCTCCCATCGCTTGACGATCACATCGCAGTATTGTGGAGAGATTTCCATTCCGTAGCACTTGCGACCGAGTTGTTCTGCGGCGATGAGCGTCGAGCCTGATCCTAGGAACGGTTCAACGAGTAGACCGCTTTCCTGGGTGCTTGATTTAATCGCCCTCGCCATCATGGCGACGGGCTTAGGTGTCGCGTGTCCGTGCCTGTCCTCGCCCGTCACGCGATTAAACTCCCAGACATCGGTCATGTTGTCATGCGTGTTGTCAAAGTATGCACGTGTTGCATAAAACTCCCGCTTGAGTTCGTCGTGCTCGCGCTTGAGTTCGTCGTGCTCGCGCTTGAGTTCGTCGTGCTCGCGCTTGAATGCGTCGTGCTCGCGCTTGAATGCGTCGCCTTTTGCAAACGCTTGCAGTTTCTTGTACGCCTCTTCGGTCGGGAAACACCATTGCGATTTGGTGAAGTAATGACTTCCCATTTGATTTCCTAGTGCGGCTTTCCAGTTCTTTACGCCGCCGCACTTGTTCATCTCGGTTTCAAGGTAAGACCTAATCGGCTCCCAACCGTCCCAATAGTTGTCGGCGTTGTTGTTGAAGCCTTGCTCGCCGAGCATGAAGAAAAGGCAGCGTTCTTCAGGAAAGTAACATCGCTGAGACTCTGTTCCAACTCCAAATCCGCCTCCGCCTTTATCCCACACAATCTCATTGCGAATAGTCATGCGCTCGCTCGCACTCAAGCCTCCAACAAACCACAACCGCCACAAGCATTCAGCGTTGCCCCAAATATATGCGCTTGCGTTGTCTTCGGTGTGCGGTCGAAACGCTCGCCACCAAGCCATTTGAAACGCGTCAAGTTTGTCTGCGTAGAGGTTGTCGTTTTGTACGCCGTCTTTTTCCTTGCCCATACCGTACGGAGGGTCGGCGTGAATGAGTTGTGCTTTCTCTCCACGCATCAGCCGCGCCACATCTTCCGCGCTGGTCGAGTCTCCGCATAGCAAGCGATGATCTCCAAGAATCCAGAGGTCTCCCGTCTTTGTGATCGGATCGACTGGAGCGTCTGGAACTTCGTCCTCCGTCACTTCATCGGGAGCGAGTAGAGCGTCGATCTCCTTCGCATCGAATCCGGTCGCGAGCGCGAGATCCTCATCCTCGATCTGGAGAGCCGCGAGAGTCTGCGAGAGAACGTCATCGTCCCACTCCGCGAGTTCACTCGAGCGATTGTCCGCGATCGCGTACGCGGTCGCTTCGCTTCCCGAAAGAGGAGATCGGACGATCGCGATCTCTTTCCATCCGAGAGACTTCGCAGCCGCGAGAGTTCCGTTTCCGGCTCGGACGACTCCGCTCGCGTCGACGACGATCGGCTTTTGCTGTCCGAATCGCTGAAGGCTCGACTTGATCGCGGCGAGATTCTTCTCTCCGTGCTTGCGAGCATTCGCCGGATCAAAGACAAGCGTCTCGATCTTGACGAGTTCCGTCTTCATGCTTCCTCCGCGTTCAATCGCTCGATGATCTCAAGAAGGCGGATCTCCTGCTCGCGGCGCACGTCTGCCGCGACTTCGCTCGCGCGATGCACGTCGACGAGTGAAGGATGAACCCACCAGTCTTCAACCGGAACGAGGAGATATCCGCTCTCGTTCTTCGCGATCATTCGCACGTTCTCCGCGACGCGGCGATATCCGTAGCCTTGCAAGATTCCCTCGATCGCGAACTTGATCGATTCTTTTCCGCGATATAGGTCATGCTCGACAGTCGCGACGGCGAAAGTCATCTCATCGAGCGGAAGGCCGTAGAGCGCGGCGAGCGTCGACTCTGGCGGCTCCAGATCGAGCGAGAGATAGTCGAGCGTCCCTTCGTTCGCATCCGCGAGCGTGAGGATGTCGGCCATCAGTTTCGGATCGAGAGCGTTTCCGTAGAAGAGATTCCGCGGATCGCGCTCTGCCTTCAACTGCTCGACCGTCTCGATGTCGGCAAGGATGCCGCGCCATCCGGCGAACTTCTCAAGCGCGAACGTGTTCGAGTAGTTCTGCGGATGGCCTGCGCCGAGGTCGACGAAGAGGCCTCTCTGCTTGCAATCGAGCGCGAGCGAAACGAATACGTCCTGTCCTGCCTGCGAGAAGTTTCGCAGAACCATTCTTTCTTCTTTTTCCATGTTGTCTCCTATGCGTCGAGGATCTCATCTCGGCGAGCCTGCGTCAAGATCGAGGCCGAGACGAGGTAGTCCATGCCTGCGATCGTCATCGGATCGTCGGATTTGATTTCGTGCGCGGCCTCCGCGAGCATGAGGAAACGCCAGACGGTCGCATCGGTGAACGATCGACCTCGGATGATCTCAAGTTCCGACTCGGTGAATCGCAGGAGGAATTGGTACGCCGTCCAAGTCATCGGAAGCCTTTGCGGAGTTCCGCTGAATCGAGGCGAATCGTTCGGACTGTACGTCTGTCCGATCTCGCATCGCTCTTCGTCTTCGAGTGCGACGAGATACGCGCCTTGACCAACGTCGAAGAACGAATCTCCGACGATGACGTTCGACACTTGATTCGATGATGTTTCGATGATTGCGAGTCGCATGATTAGCCCCATACCCAGAAGCAAACGTATCCGTCGCCGCCTTTTCCGCCTGCGCCGGAGTTGAAACCGTTTCGGCTTCCTCCTCCTCCGCCGCCGCCGCCGCCGCGATATCCGTTTCCGCCATTGCCTGCGACTGCCGAAGATCGGCCGCATCCGCCGCCGCCGCCTGCGCCGTGCATGAACGAATCGCCGCCGATTACGAATCCTCTAGCGTTTCCATTTTCTCCGTTGAATCCGTTGGTCGAATCTCCACCGCCAACCAAAGTACCGGTATATGCACCAAAAGCAGGATTGAAAAAACCTGTGTAGGAATTTGCTGGACTTCCGGGAGCGACTGATCCTCCAGAGTTTGCCTGACTATTTCCAGAATCAACGCCACTGCCTGCGGCTCCATGATTTCCGGCGAATCTGTCAAGCGTATACCCACCGCCGAACGACGTAACTCCTGAAGGAGCCGCAGCACTGACAGCAGTAACCTTGTTCAGAAATGCGGTTCTTCCCGATCCACCGGCTCCACCAGTTGTCGTTCCGCCTCTTCCGTAATCGCCTCCTGCAGCATATGCTAAAAATCTTGTTGTCGATTGAAAATTG